TCGAGCTGTGGTCTCGACGTGAGAATATCCCTGGGCTGCCGTTTCCTCGCTACGAGCGGCGTCAAATGAACGTTGAACGTTTTCCTTGCTCTTTGCTATAACGCGCGGATCAATGCCGAGCGTCTCAAGCGTTTCTTCTAGATCTCTAATTGTTGTGAAAATATATTCGTCGGCGTCGGCGTCGGTATCGAAGGTTTTCGCAGCTTCGACAACATTCTCGTTAATCTGATTTACGAGCTCAATGCCTCGAGCCTCCGACTCAGCGGCTTGCCGGCGGAAAATTATTTCACTGAATTTTAAACTTGCGACGTCCGCTTGTTTTTTTAATTTTATCCGAAGATTTGCAGCGACCTCCGGATCAAGATCGTTTATCGGATCGATAAATCCTTCTTGAATTGCCGAAAATTCTTCGTTTAATTGCGCTTGTTCCCACTTCTCTTCTTCGGCCGTTTGCAATGTTTCTTGAATTCGCTTCATTGCCTCGACTTCGAGATTTGCAGCAGAGATCTTTACAGCTAATTCGTAACCGGCTCTTTGGCCAATATGAGGCAAAGATGCAGATTTATAATCTTTAATTGTCTGGCTCGGGTCGCGTGCCGCTTTTTCTCGAGCTGACGCAACTACACCCTCTTCAAAGAGCTGTTTACCGACAGCAGCAACTTTTGAAAAGGCATCCGGTAGTGATGAAAATAACCTAACCGATTCTTGTTCGCTGGCTGTGCCAGGCCCCTTCGGAATAGCAACCTGCTCGAATGTTGGAGCCAGAGATTTATATCGCTCGTCAGCCATTAACGAAGCCCACCTCTATGCGCCGACGTGTATGGATCTGTGGATGCCGTGAAATTGTAAAGTGGCTGGAACGGTGGTGTATCAAAAAACCCGGATTGCTGGAGATCCATTAACCCCCCCGCCAAGGCGCCGGCGCCGGACATCAATCCTCGCTTGCTTGCACTGGTGCCGGCTCGTCGCAAATCATCGGCGCGGCGTTGCGCGTCAAGCAGAGCGAGAGCCGCATTCGACTTACTGACTCTTAGATTATTAATGCTGGTTGAGAAATCCCGGCTCGCCAAATTCATATTTCGAAACATCACTGCACGCGCTGAACCGGACGATGAATCAATATGGCGAGACGATAAGTTGGCCAACTGAGAGCTCATCGTTTCCCTAATATTCCGCAACACAAAAAGCGCCTGCCGTCGATGCTCGTTTTGGCGTTGCAGATAATTCAAACTCAGTGCTCGACCTTTTTCGAGCTCGGTTTGGACTTGCGATCCATAAGCGCGTTTGCTTTCCGCGCCGGACAAAATCGGCCCGAGGGTTTGGAGAGCAACCTGTGTGCCCATCACCGCCTTTTGCATGCTGGGGTTGCTAAGAGCTTCCATCGTTAATTGCCCACCGAAAGTTGAAAGTCGAGGCCCAAAAGGCTCATTTTTAGAGGAGCTGATTGGGAAATCTCGATAGTGCCCTCAGTCGAAAACCCCAGTAACGGCCCGATGGATTTTTGTCCGGTGAATTCTGGAACCGGCACGTCGAGGACTGCAGAACCGAAACGTCGAAACGGCACAATATAGCCCTGGATGGTCAAGCTCTGAGTTTCAAAGAGCTCGGCACTAATCGACAAAATTCGCTTTCTGAAAGCTCTGGATGATCCGCTTTGCAACCTGGGCTCGACCGGCATCGTCTTCAATGTCACAGTGATCGGGATGCCAATTTCGAAATTGGTTGCCGAAGCTCGATCAAAGGTTACATTGCCGCTCGCGACCGTCTTCTGCGCTTGCACAACATCATCGACAATTACGTCGAGAATTTCTTTTTCTAGATGCGCAGCGCTCCCCGTTGACGCCGCCGACTCGCTGAACACCGCACTGTCTGTGCGCAAAGTTTCATCGAAAGTTTCAACGTAATACTTATCAGTGGTCCCGTTAACAAAATTGGTCACAGCAATGCGAGTTGGATCGGATGATGTGACCGTTAAATTTTCACCGCCGGCCAACGCTCTCGTGACCGTAATCACGTTTGCTGCAGGGTTGGGCGCACTGAAAGCAGACAGCGCATTAATCCCTTTGATACCGCCATGCCCGACCGCGATGTTGTCGGCGACACCATTATTCGTTCGACCGCCGCCGACAGAAAATCCCAAATCATCAGCGGGTGGATCGGAGGTCGTTGCAGTGAATGTGGTTGATACGCCGTCGTTCGTCGTAATGGTCAGCGTAGTTCCGGCAGCGATGTTAGCAGCGTCGGTTACGGTTATCGTGCACGTCGCGTTCAATGGAATTGCTCGCTTTACGATTGTATAAACCGTATCAACGTCGACGCCCACGGCTAAAAAATTACCAGAGAACGTTTGCAGTCTACTCGGCGCGATGACTTCTTGCGCGCGCAAAAGACTGTAACAAGCCATTGTGCCGTCACCCTCGTTAACGAGGTATAAACGGTCTGCCTCTTCGGTCGATGTAGCGCGCCGGATCGCCAAATCAATAGGCGTCTGGAGCATGTGGCTCGACAACAAGCTCACGGTCGTTGTGTTATAGGTTAATTCCAGATCGGTAAATCTGAGCTCGTTAAGACTCTTACCTTTTCGTTGCACAAAAATGGTGCCCGAATCCAAGCTGGAAACCGGAACCCCTTGTTTGATTCCGTGTCGAGTTGCAACACGAACCTGCATATTGCTCGGTGTGATCGGTGTCGAGCTCGATTGTGGAATGAAAAATTCTCCACCGATTGTGAAGACCTGCAGGTCACGGCCCGAATAAATATCGACCACCTTATTCAAGGAGTCCGACACAATCGTTGCTTCAATCGACTGTGAATCGAGCCCCTCTCCGAGCTCGAAATCGAAATAGTGTCCGACGGTGCTCGCCCAAATCGTTGTCGGCTGACCCTTCGAGCCGCCGAACCAGAGCCGATTCTCGTGAAACGTTACACTCGTCGGATAGCCTCGCGAACCTGACCAGCTCGCCTCATAGCCGGTTTCGAGACTCCAATCATTGTTCGCAATTGCATTCGTGTCGAAGAATGCAACCTCGGTTACTGCGTGCACAACCGTGGCCGAAACGAATTTCACTATTCGAGCTCGGCCAAACGTAATGGTGTTATTTACGAATTGACCAACATGATCGGCTGTGAAGACTGAGCTGCTCGCCGTTAAAACGACGTTTCCCTCGACCTTGTCGGACGTGACAGTTCCGGCCGGATTCGAAGTCGCTAGGGTGTAGGCATGGCGAGGGTTATTCGTGAACGTAATTGCGCTCGCAGTCCATGTGGCGTGCGATCCACCTCTAACAATTTTCAATGGCGGTAAATCGTCGTGAACCAGGATGATCGTATCAGCCGATTGCGCATATCGGATCGACGAAAGCATCGCGCTCGTAATGGACGTGACGGCTAAATAATCATTTCCACTTCCGTTAATATTGGTTACGAGCGCTTGATTTCTGAATATGTAAATTCGCTGATTGCACAGCGCAAACATATAGGAATCCGCCGTGGAAAATTCAAATGGGATCAGCCTGACGCCGTTTTGCGGTGCCCCAGCCGCAGGAATTTCGCTCAAAAACTTTAGTCCATCCCGCCGTTTGCAACCGCCTTGCGGCAAAACATATACATTCGTTGCAGTGGTCAGACCCTGATAATACTGCTCGAGGTCAATTCTCCCGCGAAGCAGTGGGTCCAGTTCGCCGGCGCTAAAATTTGTCTGCACGCGCGTGATGCGTGACATTTCAATGCCTGATGGCGATCAGGGAAAAATCTTCAATCACTTCCGACGGCCGCGATGCTCCGTCAATATTCATACACTGCCGTAGCGCCCCGCCTCTGCCATTTTCGCTTGGCATGCCTGTAGCGAGGGCTTGCCAGTATTGCGATTTCGTTGTCTGATCGGTAACCGGTTCGGCAATATGCCAAGCCAGGAAATACTTCAATAGCTGAACGAAATACGTCGGGATGACATCTTCCGACGGCCGGAATTGATAATCGATATAAACGGTAGAGTAATCGGTTAAGACATTTCTCTCGTATATCTCCCATCCGTGATTTACCGGTCTCGACCCCGCCGATGAATCAGTAAAAAGGGCGCGCGGCCCAGAACCGATTAGATCGGCCGGCAACGGATATTGGTAACTCCACTCTGAGATCGGGGTATCGACAGAACGCGCCAGTTGGGATTTTTTGAGAGTGAAACTCCAAGGGTAGGTGAGCATTACACTATCCCGGAGGTCGTCGTAAATGCGGTCGCAAATCTGCGCAGCGTCCGAACCGTCGCTAAACGACGAAAGCGGGGAAGCGCCGAGCATTATCAGTGCGTCGCTGCAAATCGAAAGTTTAGTGTCGCCCGTTGCCAGAGCTGCCTCCAGGGAGTGCGGGGAGCCGAAGCCCCCCGCGCCCCACCCCGGTTTTAGTCAGAATCAGTCACTACGCCGATGACAGTACCGTCACCCAGGTCAACCACCCCCGATGCGTTTGAAACAACAATGTGCATTGTAACGGTCCGAGTGCCACCGGTGGCCCCATGAACGATAACCATATCACCGACTTCAACTTCGTCTGCGACAGCATTTGCATAACCCGCTGCGTCAACGGCGGTATGCGCGTCTGTCGTTGTGTAAACGAAGAGTTGTGGAGTTGTGCCACGTCGGCTTTGACCGCCCAGCGGCCCCCAACCATCTCTGCTAAAAGCCATTGTTTAAGCCTCCCGACACGTAATTTTGACAATTCCGGACGCCTGAATACTGACGGCGCCGGCCCCGAACATACTGGTGATAAGCCAGGATGTTTTTTCAGCAACATAATTGATCTCGGTCTTTTGGTTCATCGAGATGCCCATACCGACCGACTCTTTATGAAACGCGAAACAACTTCGATCATTCGATCCGTCTTTCGGCAAACCACCCTCCGTGCGATCGCCGACGACGA